ACAGTGGGGAATTGCCGACATTTGTGAGTTTCATGGTAGGTTCTCCTTGTCAGTGCTGGTCAGCGTGCTTGCCTTCCATGGATCTAACTATAGTCCTACTCGGTAGGACTTGCAAGCACTTTTTTCATGGCCAGTGAAAATAATTTTGCGAGCGCGTTTGACAGCCCGGACAAAAACCGCTACCTTTTGCAGCAAGCGGTTCTATGTCCGCAGTTCAAATTTCATGCCCTGACCTCCACCGGTTGGGGATTTTGCGTTTATGGGGTGAAAGATGGCCGGAAGACCGAGCAGCTACAAGCCGGAATATGCCGACCAAGCCTACAAGCTCTGTTTGTTGGGAGCTACCGATGATGAGCTGGCTGATTTCTTTGGAGTAAGCGGGACAACAATCGACAATTGGAAAACTGCTCACCCCCAATTTATTGGCGCCTTAAAGGGCGGAAAGCAGCTCGCGGATGCCAATGTAGCACAAAGCCTGTACCATCGAGCGCTCGGATATTCTCACCCAGAAGACGATATCCGCGTGGCAGATGGTGCCATCGTAATCACGCCTACTGTAAAGCATTATCCTCCAGATTCAACAGCTTGCATCTTCTGGCTGAAAAATAGAAAAACTGCAAAGTGGCGTGATCGAGTAGACCAGTCTGCGCAAGAACTTAAGATAACCGTTACCGGAGGCTTCACTGAAGACGATATCGCTCCCGATACCGCATCCGGGGCAGAGGGCGGTATTCCAACGACGTAAGCGGTTCAACTCTATACGATGCGGCAGACGCTGGGGAAAAACCCAGATGCTCATCATGCTGGCCTGCAACGGCGCTGTTCACGGCCAGTCATGGGGCGTGTTTGCGCCCGATTACAAAATCCTGACCGAAACCTACAAAGAGATTCACGACACGCTCCTGCCCATCATCACTAATAGCAGCAAGGTCGATGGTGTGATACGCATACAGGGCGGTGGACGCATTGATGCCTGGACACTGAACAATCCGCGCGCCGGCCGCTCCAGGCGTTATCACGGCGTGCTGCTGGATGAAGTGGCGTTTGCCGGACCGGACATGATCGATATATGGGAGAAGGCCATCAAGCCCTCCCTGCTGGATTATCGCGGGCAGGCATGGGCATTTAGTACGCCCAACGGCAAAGATGACGATCAGTTCTTTTATCGCGCATGCACCGACCCGAAGCTGGGATTTTTCGAGCAGCACGCTCCAACATCCGCAAACCCATACTTGCCTGCGGATGAGATAGCCAAGCTCCCGCTTGAAAATGATCCGCTGGTGTATCAGCAGGAATACCTGGCCGAGTTCGTGGACTGGTCGGGCGCCGCGTTCTTTAGCATCGATAAAATGCTGGTGGATGGGCAGCCCATAGATATTGATTGGCGTGTGGATCAGATATTCGCCACCGTCGACACGGCGCAGAAAGATGGCGCAGAGCACGATGGCACTGGATGCATCATTTGGGCCAAGAGCAAATATGATGGGCATCCTCTGGTGGTGCTTGATTGGGATGTGATCCAGGTTAAAGCAAACCTACTGATAGAGTGGCTTCCGGGAATCTCTCGGATGCTGGAAAAATATGCCGTTGATTTAAGGGCGCGCGAAGGATCTCTGGGGTGCTGGATTGAGGACATGGCGTCTGGCATCCAGCTTCTGCAATCCGCACAGGCAGCAGGCATGGACGTTCACGCCATCGACACAAAGATGGTGTCAGCGGGTAAAGAAGGTCGCGCCATCGCCGCCAGCCCTTATGTCTACCAGGGTAAAGTCAAAGTCAGCCGTTACGCATTCGATAAGGTGTTGAACTATCGAGGAAAAACAAAGAATCATTTCCTTGACCAAGTATGCGGGTTCCGAATGGGGCAGCTAAGGAAGGACCACATGAAAGATCTCCTGGATTGCTGGACCTATGGCGTGAATCTCTCTCTCGGCAACTCGGACGGATATTAAATGGCGTTCGACTCAGGCTTTGACTCAGGCGGGAACGGTTCGCTCAGCATAACCGGGTCAGCAATGTCCAGCGACCTCATGGCGCTGATGGAACAGGACGCCATCGATCCCGGCAGCGATCCCGGCTACGAAGCCTGCAAAACTATTTACACCAATCATCCTCTGGGCTCCCGTATGGTAGATGCGCCGCTCGAAATGGCCATGAGCCAAGAGCGCCAGATCGAGATACCGGGTGCGCCAGAGGAAGAGCTTAAAAAAGCATTCAAACGCGAATGGAAACGCATCGGTGCCATCGGTGCGGATAACATCATCTTTCGCGGCATGCAGCTCTCGTACATCTATGGCATCAGCACATTGGCCTGTAATGTCGTGGATAAAGACGGCGTTGCACATCCGACCGAGAAAATCCTGCCCATGGACAAGCTCTGGGAACTGGATATCTATTTCAACATCTTCGATCCGCTTAACACCGCCGGTTCGCTGGTGCTCAACCAGGATCCCCGAGCCGTTGATTTCATGCACCCCAAACAGGTCAGCGTGGGCTCGGACGTGTGGAGCAACACCAAGACCCTCGTGCTGATGCACGAGCAGCCGATCTGGATAAAGTGGAGCAATTCAGCGTTTGGCTTTGTTGGCCGGTCGGTCTATCAGCGGGCATTCTACCCGCTTAAATCGTTCCTGGTGTCGATGCTCGCGGATCAGATGATACAAGATAAGCTGGGCCTGCTGGTGTACAACACCAAATCTCCCGGCAGCGTCATCAACATGGCCGCCCGAGCATTCAAGAACATGCAGCGCATGGCCATCAAGGGCGCGCGCACAAACAACGTGGTCAGCATCGGCATTGAAGAGGCCATCGCCTCTTTGAACATGGAGCACGTCCACACGGCGGGCGAGTACAGTCGCGACAACATCCTCAAGAACATCGCCACCGCTGCGGGTCAGCCTGCCAGCCTCCTGAATCAGGAGACCTTGGCCGAGGGTTTTGGCGAGGGCAGCGAGGACGCCAAGACCATAGCGCGGTACATCGACCGCGTGCGGATAGAGATGAACCCCGCTTATGACTTCATGGATTCCATCGTCCAGCGCCGAGCCTGGAACCCGACATTTTATGCAGAGATGCAAAAGAAATACCCGGAACGCTATGCTGGCGTGAACTACGAGACGGCATTCCGCGACTGGCAGGATGCTTTTACCGCTGTATGGCCCAACTTGCTGACCGAACCGGACAGCGAGAAGGCCAAGGCATCACAGGCTAAGCTGGACAGTGCGACGAAGCTTGCGGAGACCATTCTGTCAGCGGACCCTGGACCGGAAACCAAAGCAGAAGTCTGCGGGTGGCTGGCAGACGTGGCGAACGACGAGAAAGAATTCTATTCATCCCCGCTCATCATCGATACCGACACCATAGCGGCTTACGAACCGATGCCGGAAGCGGAGGCTATGGGCGATGATCCAGAGAAGCCGCAAAACACGAATGGCAAGAAAGACCGGGGTTCCGGTGACGATAGTTGAGTTCTACCGGGTTCTTGCCCGCGCTCTTCTGGAGTTCGCGCAGCACGGATATGATAGCAAGGTCCGGCTCGATTACTGGCTCGGTCAGTTGCGCATGGCCGCTAATCAATCCCTGCCAGGCCAAGAGCAATCCCGCAATATGCTGCGTCAGGTGCTCGGCAAGAAATTCAAGGATGCCACGTCCAAGACGGCATTCAAGCGCCACCACCCGGACCTCACGCAATACACCATTCAGCGCGTAGGCCCGAAGCTGGGGCCTATCCTGGAGCGGCGGATACTGGCCGGCGTGGATCTCATCAAGATGCACCGGGAACAGAGCATCGAGAAAGTGCTGCAACGGTTCTCTGGACTGGTGACCAGTATCCCAGAAGGTGGCACAAGGCTGCTTGAGTCTGGGGACGCCAAGAAGGCCATCGGCAAGTCATTGCGCCAGATGCGATTTGAAGAGCGGCGCGTAACAATCGATCAGGGTGCGAAACTCATCGGCGCCATCCATCGCACAGTAGCCGAGGAAGGCAACGCCATTGCGGGCGTGTGGCATTCACACTGGCGTCAACCGGGATACGACTACCGGGAAGATCACAAAGAGCGCGACGAGCAGGTGTATGCGATTCGTGGAAATTGGGCCATCAAAGACGGACTGATGAAGGCTGGGCCTGCTGGGTTTTTAGATGAAATTACCCAGGCTGCCGAGGAACCATTCTGCCGATGCAGCATGGTCTACATATACAACATCCGCGCCCTCCCAGACGATATGCTGACCCAGACGGGGTTGGAGCGGAAGAATGGGGGTTAATTATCACCCTGCCAATACGGCATGGCTCTGGCTTTCTGAATCTCTCTTTCATCCAAAAGAGCCCATAAGAACACGAACAGCCACCCGATAACGGTGATGCCAAAGAAGATGTTGAAGAACAGGATGATGCCTGAATGTGCGGCGTTCCTGTCCTTTGCTATCTTGTAGGGCAGAAAGTAAATGAAGAAGAACAGCCAGATGGATAATGGCAGCACCACAAAGAAAAAGACAATAAAGAGCATGGCGCTGCTCATGAACAGGCCCTCCCAGCTTCACCGGGGGTGGCACCAAGGCCCGTTAGCTTGGCTTTGCAGTCGGCAGGCGACCGATGTGCCATAAGATTCTGCTTGGCCACTTCGCCATACCAGATATTCATGGTCTTGGGCGTGTTGCAGTTGGCGGGCATAGGCGGCAATGATCCCGGCATCGTCATGGCTGACGCGGCGGTGGACACAGCGAGTAAAACAGCGGCGATGAGTAAGCGTTTCATTTTGTGGACTCCTTATTAAGCAAGAATTCAATCACCTGCCTATGCGTCATGCCTTTCAGCGCGGCGATGGACAGGAGCTGGTGTTTGGCTACCGGGCTGATGGACAGGCGCAGATCGCATAATCCTTCTGCTCTGGTCTTGGCGCGGTGTGCTGCTTGGCGTTGCGCTGGCGTGCTCGTCAAAGGATTGCCCAGGCAAGAACGCCGAAAGAAAGCCAGAAGGCTGCAAGAGACGCAAGAACTGCTATCCATATCGTTCGTCTATTCACGGTGGTCTCCTTTTTTGATCCACGAATAAAGACTAGACGTTATTGCGTAACACGTCAACCCCTTTCCACCCCGGAGCACAGATGCCCATACATAAAGAAGGCTCCGGTGAACAATGGGGCAATCACGGCAAGGTCTATCATGGACCGGACGCCAAAGAGAAGGCCGGGAAACAGGCAGCGGCGGCGCACGCGAATGGGTACCGTGGGGATGAGGCGGGAAAGGCTCAATGCGCTGGCTTCCTGATCTTGTGTGATAACTTGATGTTATTGTTGCATCGCACAGATCGGGACGAATGGGAAGTCCCCGGTGGCCATATTGAAGATGGCGAAACTCCGAAAGAAGCCGCACGTCGTGAAGCAATAGAAGAGATTGGCGTCGATGATTCTGTTGAATTCTGGACCATAAATACGGATACCACTGATACCGAAACCGTTCATTACACCACATTTATAGCAGAAGCCCGCACCGCGTTTTGCGTAACGCTTAACCATGAGCACGATGATGCAAAATGGTTTCTCAGGAGCGAACTGCCAAATGGGACGCACCCCGTGGTTAAGTCTATCTTGAGCACAGTTCGGTCAGACTCCGGTGACATCGCCATGTCATCCCAAGACACCACCATCACCGAGATGGACATCGCCAAGGCCATCCGCGACGGAAAAATGGAATCGCCGCAGCTCATCGGACCGCAGGCATGGCTTTACGACCTGCGCATCACAGGGACTGGCGTGAGTTTCCGCCCCGCCCATGATGAGTATGTGTTCCGGCCCCCTGAATATTACCTGTGTGATGCGTTCCTTGAGCGCTGCAACGGCCTACCGGTGATCTTCAACCATCCAGATGCGGGCCTGCTGAACACCGAGGAATACCGCAACCGTTCTATTGGTTCGATCATCCTGCCGTACATCCCCACCTCCGACGACGAAAACCACAGCCCGACCGAGGTCTGGGGCATTGCGCGGATCTACGACGCGGATGCAGAGGAATTGATGGCTACATCGCATGTGTCCACCAGCCCCGCCGTGCAGTTCGGCGAGTGCGGCACAAAGTCAGTGCGCACAGATGACGGCTCAAAGCTGCTGATAGAGGGCAACCCGCAACTACTGGATCATCTTGCCGTTACTTACCTGTCCGATGGCGTGTGGGATAAAGGTGGCGCAGCAAAAGGTGTCCCGCAATCCGCGTGATTTTCTCAACAAGCCTCCTCATTGGGGGCTTTTTTAATGCCCATTTCGGGCTTTTTACCCCTCCCAATGTAACGAGGATTAACCGATGACTACTGAAGCGGAAGAAAAGAAGTTGGAAGCTGCCGAACGCAATGACGGCGAAGGCAAAGACAACGGCGAAGACCCTACCGAGAACACCCAGGGGCAGACGCGTGGCGACGAAGGCCAGGGCGAGGAAATCCCCGCATGGGCTGACTCTTTGAAGAAGGGCATCGACTCGATCGGCGCTCGTATGGATGCCATCGAGAAAGACCGCAAGGATGCTGCCCGTCCAGTTGAAGCCGATGCCGCTCGCAAGGATGACGAAACCAAAGCGGAAAAGGCTCGCAAGGATGCCGAAGACAAGGTGCGTGAAGACAGCGCCCGCAAGGATGCTGCTGCGTCTGCCGTCAGCCGGACCCATACCGCTAAGATCGCCGAGCTTGAAGCCAAGCTGAACGCGGTTTACGTAGAGCCCACCATTGAAGATCGCAACCTGCTGGCCGAGACCCGCAACCGTGCCGATGGCTTGTATCAGGCATTGACCGGACAACCGGCCAGCCAGTCCCAGCCCGGTGAATCCCCCATCGCGTATCGCAAGCGCATGGCAGACGGTCTGCGCAAGTACAGCGACCGCATGAAAGATGTGCGCCTGGATGCCCTCACCGGTGAAGCCTTTGCCGTGATCGAGGACCACATCTACACCGACGCGCATGCAGCCATCCGGTCGGATGCCATCGTCCCCGCTGGCCAGTTGCGTGCCATCAAGATCATGGATCGTGGCCGTGAGCGCACCGAGTACGTGGGCGACTCGTCCGCGACATGGGCGCCGTTCATGGCTGGTGCGTATCGCGTCGGCAAGCTCAACCGCCCTGTACATTAAAGGATATAGATCATGACTATCGCATTTAACCCGGCGTTGATGACTTCGCCACAGAACAGCTTCCTGCTGGAAACCCAGCGGTTTATGCAGGGTATGACCCAGGATGACCCGATTAGCCGCATGCACTTGCTCGCGGCACAGATCTCCAGTGCCGTAACTCAGCCCGTATGGGGCGGTATGGGCGTTACCCTGTCCACCGGTTCGCTGTCAGCCAATAACCCGCAGTTGATGGCCGCTGGACTGGCAACCGCCACCAGCATCCAGGGCTTCACGGTCTACGATCAGGGCATCAACTTCATTCAGGTGCCAGGTTCCAGTGCCCCCATCGTCAGTGCAGGCGCTGATGTTCCGGTTTACGCTTTCGGCAGCAAGGCCCGCGTGCCGTTGCCGTTGGCGGCTGGCGTCCTGACCAGCCTGGAAGATGTCAGCATCTTCAAGACGCCTCTGTACTGGGACACCGTGGCTTTCAACATCACGCTGACGTCGTCTGCCAACACGGTGGCGCTGCCGACCGATGTGGCCATATTCGCCATCAACGACAACAGCCGCACCATTTCATACGATTCCATCACTCAGGCGGTCACTTGGCTCGAAGGCCAAGCTGCCGGTCTGTTCGTCCTTTAAGGAGCCTCCGCAATGAGCTATTTATTCCCCGCACAGGCGAAGGTTAACCCCTCCTTCAGCGAGCCTGAGTTAATCGTTCAGTACGCGCAGGCGTCTGGGTTTATGTACACTATGGAAAAGGGCAAGCTGCGCGTGCGCCTTGGTCGTGATGACCTCCAGGTGTATGTCAACGCCCTCAACATCGGCACCGAGTCCGTCGCGGCTCAATTCGGATCTAACTGGCTGCCGTCTGTCAGATTGCAGGCTCAGTTTGAGCAGGCACAGACCTATGTCCTCCGCAATCGCAACAACTACGACGACGCAATGGAACGTGCCGCGGCACGATATAACGTGGCGCTTCCGCAGGCCATCGAACTCGGCCAGCGGCAGGGCATCTTCCAGCGTCTGCGCTCGATGTACTGGTATGGGCTCAATCCGGCAAACAACGAAGGCCTGCTGAATACGCAGGGCGCTACATCGCTGAACTTGCCCGCCGATACCTTGGGGAATACCACTGTATCGACCTACAGCCCGAACGATATGTACCAGTTCCTGCTGACCCAGATCGTGCTGATGAAGTCCCGGATGTTCCAGTCCGGCGCGAATATCGCCAACCGGATCGTTGTGGCATCCGCACAGCGCGAGTTCTTGCAGTTTGAAATGGCCAGCATCGTGCAGGTCACCAGCTATCAGCGCCCAGGCGGCGGCACCAATACCGTTGCAGGCGCCGTGCAAAAGATCGTCGAAGAGGCTGGCGACAGCATCGAATGGGTTTATGACGATACCCTGATCGGCAAGGGTGCTGGCGGTACGGACATGGTTATCATGACTATCCCGGAAGTGGAGGTCCCCACTATAACGGACCCGAACACCAACATCTTTGGCAAGTTGCAGCCATCCACGTTGGCGGTGAACACGCAGTACTGCGACGTGGATGCGCCGATCAAAGTCATCACCCCCATTCCTGATGGCGGCCTGACCCAGATGCTCGAAATGCGTGCAACCGCTGGATGGTGCTGGCGTCCACAGGGAGTAACCCTGATCTCCATGCCGTACTAATCACCCACCGACCATTGGCCGCCTCTGTGCGGCCTTTTTGTGAGGGAACTCAAATGGCAAAGATTTATTTGGCGAATACGAGCCGCAAAGATTGGATGTTTAATTTCCGTTCCAAGGAAGTGCCCCTATTCACCAAATCCATCCCCAGCGGTAAACAGGATGAGATGGAAGTACCATCAGCGCATGCAGACAAGATCATCGGCAGCCTTCGCCAGTTCGGCGCGGTGCATCGTGATGAATTGTCGCAGCACAGCAAATCCTTTGAGGGGTTGGTATTCAGCACCGACAAGCCTTTGCAGATCAATCAATTCCATTACGGCCACGATGAGCTTATCGATCAGGCTGAATCCCGCTCTGTCGTCGAGGCCAGCAAAGCCGCAATGGCTGGCGATATGATCCTGAACCCCCGCAACCGCGACCGGATGACCGGTGCTAGCGAAGCGGAATTTGAGGAAGAAGTGCCGATGCGTGGACAGAAGAAAAAGACCATGAAGATCACCGTTGACCCAGAAGCGGGGCGCAGTGACAAGATGCAGTTGCAGTAATAGCCCGTCATGGCATGGCTGACCCCCAACACTCCGAATCTGGCGGATTTCACGACCTATTGCACGAATCAGGGCATCGTCGCGGCATACACCACGTCCACATCGGAGTATTTCCAGTGGGCGTTTGACTGGGCCATGAACGACGCCATGACGTGCCCACAGATGCCCGCGCTGACGTATGTGCAAGCGGTCTACTATGCCGGGGCGGATCGGTTTATCCGCATCGCTCAGGATGGCGGGTCTGGCACATTCTACACGGATCAACGGGCGAGCTTCGGGATTCTGCAATTCAAGCCGGGTGTCGTGATGGCGTCTGGTGATGGCCCGACCTCCGAGACGCTCGTTGTGCCTGATTGGTACAGGGGCATACCCATGGGCATCCAGGAGCAGATGAAAACCCCATGGGGCCGTGAATATATCGCCTACGCCCAGATGTACGGGCCGTATGCAGTCGGCGTGAGCTGATGGGCACTTTGCATCTTGGCGTTGAGAACGCGGCTTACTCTGACCCGGACGCCAAGGGCATCACGACGACCGAGGGCGTGGCAAAGGTGCTTGAAGCGAAGTACCACGTCATGCGCGTGTTCATCGAGGCGCACGGGCAGGAGATCGCGGACGACATCGGCAAGGCGCTGGCCGACGATCTGAGTGCGTTGATGCACGGCGAGAAAATCAGCGCGATTCCGCTGGACGGCGCGATGCACATCATAGAGAAGCGATTTAATGATTATCTGGACGCCGACGAATGGCAGCAGACGACCGGGCAGGTGATCGCGGCGGCACAGAACGGGGTATCTCACCGATTCAAGAAGGCGGGTGGCGTATCCGGAAAGCAGCGCGGGCCGAGACCGGCATTTATCGACACGGGATTATATCAGGCCAGTTTCAGGGCATGGATTAAATTGTGAGCATCGCATCCGAAGCCGCAGGATCACCGAACCAGCTACAGACATCGCTTTATCAAGGTCTCGGCAGCCTCTCGCGCAATCAGAAGCTCGTATTTACGCAGTACACGAAGCAGACGATAAGTGAAGACGGGTATGTGTTCTGGGTGGCCGGATCGGCAACGATCACAGCAAAAGGCAGCCTACATTACAGTACCGACCGCAGCCAGGAAGAAGATCAAACCATCGGCATCAACGCGGTTGAGTTTACCTCTGAGGTGGAGATCACCGAGTTAAACGGCGTCAACATGGGTACGCTCTGGATCTGCCCATGGCTTACCCCGGACGGCAACACGATACAAATCGCGTTCAGCAGCCGGGGTGCGTACTACGAGCAAGCAGGATTGTGGCACTACACGGGGTTCGCGGTATTCCCGGCGCTGCAATCGCAACTGATAGCCACGCTGGCGGACCTACCGGCCGGGCCAATAGTATCGAACAGCCTGCCGTTATGGTTGGATGCAGCGGCAAACATGGGCGCCATCGTGGGATCACAAGCACCCACCGTTCCAGCTTACGCGTCGTATCTCATCCCGGAAAATATCGTACCACCCTATGTCGTGGTGCATATCGAGCCCGAGATGACCAAGGCCATACAGGGATTCCCGCGCTATTCATGGAGCCAGAGGACGGGCACAGGGCCTTATCAGTTGCCCGGCTCACAGCTCATGCAGGACATGGTGCGGCTGACTCTATACGGCTTCACGAATCAGCAGGCGCAGCAATGGCTGTCCGGTCTCATCATTTACAGTTTGGCGACGGAAAACTTTGGCTTTATGAACTCTCCGGCGATTCAGGATGAGAAGCGCACGCAGTCAGAGATTGCGGCCATTGCCATGAAGAAAACCATCACCATTCACGCGGATTATAACCAGAGTGCGGCGGACATGATCGTTCGGCAACTCATATTATCCGCGTCTGTTTCTTTCCAGACTTCATAAGGATTAACCATGGCTATCAGCTATCGTCCAGGCCCCGGCGGCGCACTCACCAAGCTGGATATCACGGCGGGAACCCAAGTCAAGGTCGGCCAAGGCAGCGCGTTCCAGGTCTTTGTGAACACGGCGCCAACCGCTGCGGGTGGCATTTACGACGCAGCGGATGCCGCTGGCGCGGTGGCCGCAAATCTCATTTGTGCAATCCCCCTTGCTGCTGGTCCGATCTCGTTGGCTGGCACGCAATTCTTTAACGGTCTCTATGTCAACCCCGGTACCGGCGGCGTTGTGTCGCTCGGCTATGAATAGGAGCAACACCCAATGATTCAACCGCCTCTCGCTTTTGCAGATATTGCCCGTCCAGCCACTCTGGTTTATGGCGGCGCATCGGCTGCTGGTGCATCCACCATCGGCACGCCGCCCGCCAATAAGTATTTGCGCAAATTGGTCCTGTCAGTCACCGAAAATGCCACATTGGCGGCTGCTGGTGAAAATGTCATCAGCGTGCTTCTGGACGGGGTTACGGTATTTACGGATCAGGTATTTATCCCCGCAACCGCGCTCGCTACGTCAGGAGCCCTGTACACCCGCGACCTGGACTTTATTGCTGCGGCTTTCAATTCCGGCAGCGCTGGCACACTGACCGTCAATATCGGCACGGCGCTAGCTACCGGCTCGCTGGTCGTTAACGGCTACTTCGATTAAGGAATAAAAAACCATGGCAACCTCTCAACAGGTACGCATTTTACAGCTTGCTGTTACCTTGGCGCTGTCCCCTGTCCCTTCGCAGTATCAGCGGTCGGCGGCACTCGTATCCGTTGGGGGGACCACGCTTACTGCAGGCAGCTATCAGTTCTGTGCCAATCTGACCGCGCTTACCTCCATCCTGAGCACGGCTGGCAATTTTGCCGAGCTCACGAATATGGCGACCACGTTCACGGATCAGGGTGTTACGGTTGGCTTCTATGTGCTGGAGCTTGGTGTAATCACCACGCCGCAACAGGGTATTTCCGCGCTTGATACCTACATCACGGCCAACCCTGACGTGTTTTACACCTACACCGTCCCCGCCGATTGGGACAGTAT